AGGTAACATTGTTGATCCATCTATTTCTAAATTTGCCCCTGTTATAGATAGAGAATGACCAGTATTGTAATCTGTTGATACAATATTTTCTGTAATATTTTGAGTGGTACGGGTCACTGCGGTCATACTTCCGCTAGAAAAATTTGGAACCACAGGTACTGCTATGACTGGTTTTTGCCACCCATTTAATAATAATAATAGCAGTAAATAACGCTTCAAAACTAATCAACAACTGATTCAACTATAGTCTGAGCTGTGCAACTAGAACCAGCTCCCATTGTGCCAGCACAGGTATGAACGCCAGAGCTAAGAGAAGTGATAGTGCCTCCCGAAACTCCACCACTTCCTGTAACAGTAACCCCAAGTGAAGGCAATGCAGGGACAACGCCACCTGTAACAGTAGTTGCACTTTGAATTGCATCACCAACCACTAGGCTTTCTGTCAGACTTACGGCTGATCCTGCGGTGGTTATTGTGAAATCCGTGTCCACAATCGCTGGGACTCCTGAAGTGACACTATCAGCAGTCAATCCTCCGATAGCCCCAGAGGTGGTAGTCCCTCCAACCGTAGTGCTAGGCGTAATATTGTTACCTGTAACGCTGTACGTTGTCCCGATTCTCGAAGCAGAACTATAAGCCGCATCTAAAGTGACTTTTGCCGAGGTGGTTATTGAGTGCCGCATATCTGCTTGCACTGGACTCGCTAATAAAAGCAAGATTAGAAATTTTTTCATGCGTCTTTAGGTGGAGTAGCTTTTGGAGGTTCAGCTCGCACGACTTCAGCTCCATTAATAGTTAAAGGTGTCTGCACTCTAATGATCTGCTCGCCACCTGATGTATTGCTTTTAGCAATCATTGCTTCCATATCTTCTTTTGTGAGGCCGTTTCCATTCTTCTTATCTTTAGCTGTAGCAAGGCCGAATGTTGAAAGTGCGCCAGTGAAAACAGATGCGATAAAAGTCGGATCGAAGTTTTGTTTCTGGAATCCTGGTAGGTCAACGTACGCCAATGTGAGTATGAAGCCTGACCAGACCACTATTCCTAAACGGACTGCCACACCGATCAATGCGACCTGTTCGCCAGGGTCGGGAGTTATATCCTGAAGCTTTCCAATCAATCCTTTCTTCTCTTCTTTTTTTGTTTCAGAGAAGGGTGGGGTTGGTTTGTCTACCATAAGTAAATATAATGCAACTTAACATTAGCGTTAATCTAATAAAAATACATGCACGACATCTTGCCAGCACTGATTGGAGCAGCCGCCACTGCGCTTGTGATGGTGATATCTAACGTAAGTAATCGCAGAGAAAAGGATATTCGGGATATCTATTATAGGTTAAACAAGCTGTCAGAAGCGGTTAGCAGGATAGAAGGCAAGATTCAATAACGTGTGCTATGTTTTAAAAAAGGCATAAATTATGTACAAGATACTGAAGCCTATACTTTTACGATTCCTTTCTACGACAGGCTGCAAGAGGTTAATAATAGATTTACTTCGTGTGATTTGTAGACAGACCTCGAACACATTGGATGATCGTGCAGTTGATGTACTAGAAGAAAAATTATTTCCAAGTCCATTACATCTTCAGTAGGTAAGTCAATGGACAAAAAAAACTTTCTCAACATCGAGATAGAAGAGCCACCATTGGAATTACAACTGTCTGTTGAGATGCGTATTAGAGATGTTTTAAATAGTAATGATTATGATGACGTAAAAAAATACTGCACACATCTAATTAGACATCAGATGAAGCAGGATGTTTTCTTAGTAGGGGTACTATCTAGAGTATTAGAACTAGAAGCAATATTGGCTAAGGTAGATCTTAACGAATTAGCAAAAGTAGATCTTGGAGAAGAGCAAAAAACTATTGACAGGATAAGAAGTTTCTTTCATATTTAGAAAAAAACTATCATCATGGCACCAAAAGGAAAAGGAACCTACGGGACAAAGAAGGGAAGACCTCCAAAGAAGTAATCTAGTTAAAAAGCTATGTCGTTGTCTTGGCCTTTGAAAGATGGGCCATTACTTCTAGGCTGGTAATTTTCATCAACGTCAAAAATATTAACCATTACTGCTGATGGGTTTGGCTTGCCACTGAAGTCAGGCAGACCTCCTAAGTTTACCCATCGGTCTATCAACATAAATTGTTTGCCCTGGTCATTCTCCATAATGACTCCGATGTTTTGCCAGTTGGCTTTGTCGTTGCCATCCCTATCTTTGTATTCTCGTGTCTTCACTGATAGGTTTTTCACTTTTCGTGCCATAAGGAATCTCCTGTAGGATGCGTATGCGGACAAAACCACCGAGGTAGTCTGAGTCCATTGTTGAAATCACAGTGTTAAACCGCTTATCATTTATCTTAAGCGCATCTGCCAATCCATCAATACCTGCCTTCATTCTTGCTACTAAATTGTCACGGTCATAACTTCTCCGATCTGGTGGTATAAACGTCATTTCTAAAACTAATTTCTCAGGGATATTATCAGTCTTAATTTTTTTTAATTGTTCTTTTGAAACACTAAAACAAGCATTCCTATATTGTTTTTTTGCCCTTGCTAATTTAGCCCAATGCAATCTTGCGTTAGGGCTTAGTTCACTTGGAGGCCAACCTAAAACTATTTCAATCATTTAGTTCCTCCAGTTCATTTATATTCTTTTTAAGAAGGTCATGTCTAACTATATATTCCATATTTGGTAGATCATTAAACCAATATTGTGTTTCCAATTCTGCAAGCTGCTGTTTGTAATTGGCAAGCTTTAGCATATTCTCTTGGCTCATTTTGTTTTGCTCCAATGTTTAATTAATAACTCTAATTCAGCGATCCGCTGTAAGGCTGCTGCGATTCTTTCCTCTTTCGTCATGAGCCTTTCCGATAGCTATCCCAATCAAAACCAATCATCTTTCCTCCGTTCTCACGAAGTCTATCTGTAACTCTTTCGCCAAGATAATCAGATAATTGTTCTCTTGGAATATTTGATAATAAGATAGATGGCTTCAGCTTTTCATAGCGTTCGTTAAGCACATCAAATAACATTTGTTTCTCAAACTCTGACCCAAACTGCACTCCAACTTCGTCCAGTATTAATAAATCAGGTGATGCGAATACATCAACTACTTCGCTCTCTGTTTCGTTCTTTGTATGCCAGCTATCTTTAACTCTTCTGATTAGACGTTGCACGGTGACAAATACTGGTGACCGTTGTTGCTTAATAATTTCCAACGCAATGCCTATTGCCAAATGGGTTTTGCCAGTACCTGGTTTGCCAACAAAGATTGCAGAACGTCCTTCCTTCATAACCTGATCAAAGTTTTCTGCATACTCTTTTGAAAAAGCTAATGCCTTCTTTTGACCAGTTGTTCTTGCTATGTAGCTATCCAATGTCCGATCTTTAAATCTCTCAGGAATAGCTGCACCATTTATTTTTGCTTTCCATTTGAGTTGCTCTCGTTCTAACGCTGCTTCCTTTTGTTTCTGAAGGCTCTCTTCCTCCTGCTTCTCTTGAAGTATTTCTAGGCACTTAGGACATGCCGTCCAATGTTCTCCAAGAAAGTTCGTTGCGGTATAAGCACCATGCTCAGGACAAATGCGTTCTTCTGTTGGCCTGTCTTTGTCGATTAATTTTTTAAAAGTCATATCTCCTGCACCCCTTCTCCGTAACTAGTCGAAGCAAAAGATTTTTTTTCTTTCGTTACCCAATCACTTTTAAAGCTACGCCATCCTCGAACCTGACACATCGTCAGAGCCTCCTCTAAGCTCACTGAAGCCTTCTTGGCCTCATTAGTAATACCTTTTAACGCAGTCTCAGTTAGAGGGGCTTTCACGTTCCTTCTGTGCTTCAAGAAATCATCCCAAGTTTTTTTAGTAACAGTGCGAGGACGCTTTAGCGTCTTCTTATTTGTTTCTTGTTTCTTGTTTAATGTTTCTTGTTTATTGTTTGGTTGAACCACTGTTGAACTAGCGTTGGCTCTAGCTAAGGCAGAGGCTCTTCCCGCTCTAGACGCTGCTAGCACTTTACTTCTGTACTTTCCGATCTCTTCATCAGCTCTCGGACTTGTCCATCCTTTGCCAACTTCAAGAGTAAAAAATTCTTCCAAGATAACCTGCACCTCTGGCACATTATCTCTCAAATTAATTTTCCGTGCAACGAGTGTTACGTCTTCGCTCAACGGACGTTCATGAAGATAGTAAAGATCCAGCAACCTACGGTATGCCAGATCCTCCATATCAGATAAGTGTTTAGTGTGGCTGATGTAATCGCCAATATTGAAGGAATAAAAATGCATTACTCCTCTTTGTCATGTGCCAACTGATCCCGAACATTTTTGCCTGCTTTTTCTGCGTCATCTTGATCCATACCAATTGACTCTTTTAGTCTTGATAATGGCTTCTCTTGTTGATCAGGAGTAGGAGTAATATTTACAGGCTGTTTATTATTTTCAAAGCCAGAAGCTTCTAAATCTGACTGCATTACTGCCTCAACATCAGCACTTGATGGCAAGCGTTTTGAAATTCTTCTAATAACTGTCTTTTTAGCCATTTCATCCCACCAATCTTTCCAAGGCCCGAAGGCTCCTGCTCTTGATGTTTTGCGGACTTTCTCCACCTCATCCACTGACATAACTTCCCGATAAATTGCACCATCTTTTGTTTTTGCTATGCAATAAACCGCAATCGGTGTTCCTCTATCTCCACCAAGAAGTGGCTTATGGATAATTTGTTCGTCATCTCCTAGCTGGTAATCAAACAAGTCTTTGCTATATGCAACTTGAGCAGAGATACTTGCTAGTTCACCAGAGTTGCGGATCTTTTTAAGGATGCCACCAACCATTGGCATATAGGCAACAGTCTTTCCTCCCTTGCCACCAAAAATTACTGGTGCTGCTTCTCTGCCATCTAGCATTAAGCCATCTTGTGCTGCTTTCATGCATGTCCCAAGCAAAGTTTTTCTATCTGCTTGCAATAGATCAGGATTCATCTGAACTGCTGTCAGCGTTGTTCTAATAAATTTGTCTACGCTTATCTGTGGTGGTAACGCTGCTTCAAATTCTGTTGACATTGAAGTTAAAGTCCCACGCATTGATTCCATAGGAG